GTGACTGACAAGTAGCAAAGCTATACCAGTTTCCTCTACCAGAGATCGGAGCTTGGTCATTAAGATATCGATAGACTTTCGCTCATCACCGAAGTCTTCCTGACCAGATACTAGTATCGAAAGGTGATCCAGAAAGACCCACTTACAATCAAGAGCCTTTGCCATGTATCGTACTCGATCAAGAATCTCATCGTTGCTGATTGAACCGAAGTGATCGAAGGCAAAGAACCTTCCGCTTCCTACGGTCTTGGCTTGCCAATCTCTTAGTTGTTCAGGAGTATATTGATCACGTACCTCCTTAATATACAATCGAGCATCAGCCTCAACAGACATGATATTGAATGCAGTGGAGCGAGTGCTTTCCTCCAGAGCAAGCAAGCCTATGTTATCAAGAGTGCTTCCCATAATATGATACATTAGCTCACGCATGACGCTGCTCTTGCCCATTCCGGCCCCGCTGGTAAAGCAACACAACTCCCCGGTTCTAATTCCGTAGGTCTTTTCATTTAGCTTTGACCAAGGATACATACAAATCTCGTGGTGAGTTTCATCGTAGAGACTCTCCCCAAGGTCTGCTAAGTTAACAATCCCGGCAGGAGTATATGTCTTAGCATCCCACCAAGCCCGGATAAACTTCTCAGCCTGTCCGGTCTTGAGATACTCAGAAGCATCCTTCATTTCGAGAGAAACAATCTTGCATTTGTTAGGCTCAAACAATCGGGCTACTTCAGTGGCAGCAGCTTTACCTTGAGCATCGTTATCAAAGCATAGCACCACAGTCCCAAACTTATTAAGGTAATCGAGCCACTGCTTGCAGTTCTTCAGGGCAGAGGCAGCACCATTCTTTATAGAGACAGCGGGATACTTAGATCCTGTAAGTTGGAAGACACTCATGGCATCCAGCTCACCTTCACATACAGTAATATATTTTCCAGATTGATTGAAGACATTCTGCCCGAATAGAACACACTCATTCAGTGGTCCCTCCGACCAGAAGTCTTTCATTCGGGTGTTACGATACTTACTTGCTGTGTGATTACCATCCTTATCGTAGTAATTATATTTATGTTGGACAACAACAAGACCATCGAGAGCCACTGTGACACCGTACTTCTTGCAGGTATCAACACTAAGTTTCCGATCTGGAATGTCGGATGTTTTAAATGTATGCTTAGTCTGGGTGTTCATGGGAATTACCTTGGTTTCTCTTTGGGTTTTGTATCGCAGACTTGACCATGTTTCACAGACGTAACACCAAGTGTGATCAAAGTAAGTAGCAAGACCATCTGAGGAGTTACATTTAGGACACGGTCCCATCGTCGCTTTGTCTTTAGCTTTCATTTTAAAATCTTTCATTGTTGAAGGAGAATATTTCGTTACAGATGTCACGTCGTAATCCTGCTATTTCTTTTTCAAGAGAGACAAGAGTCTCGACCTTATCCACCTTTTCCATCGCAGTCCATTCATCTCTAAACGAGAGCTGAAAACTTTTTCGATCTCTAGTTTTGTAAACTTCTAACAGGACGTTTCTGCCTTCCTCTTCTTTTGACATGATAAATTTCCTCAGGGTTGGTTCCAAGATGTAGGGTAAGGTATCTTCTGTTTTCAATTTCCTCTTGTGCTTCTCTCCTCGTTGAAAAATTTTGGATAACCACATCACCATAGTCTTTCCTTAATAATAATTGCCACTCAACAGTCATCGAATTGATCACTCCATATATCGTTTACGAAGTCCTCTTTATCTTCCATAATCTCATCGATCTCTTGTCGAGCAAGACGTTTAGCTTCCTTGTTGTTGTAACCCTCCTCGCTATACTGACGTACTAAGTCACGAAAGATAGCACCTCTTTCTTTTTGCCATAAATTCTTAGGCATCTTCTTCTTCCTTTGGTAGTTCCGCCCATGATAAAAGTATATTAGAGCGCTCTTGTTTAAGATCAGTTAACTCTTCTCTTAGTTTAGTAATTGTAATATTCTTATTTTCGATAATCTTTTTAAGTTGGTTAACTTGTTTTCTTAAAACATTTAATTCAGTAGTAGTCTGATTCATGTAGGCATTCTCTTCTAACATTATTCTTCTCCGTAATTTCAATTAACTTAGCTAGACGATCTCGTAGAACTTCTAACTCTTGGAAAACTCTATTGAGTTGATTCACAACATGAGTTGGAAATTCCTCTTCAAGTTCCTTTCTTATTCGACGTATCTCCTGTAATTCTTCAGGTGATGTCATTATACACTTTTCCTTCTCCCGTGTCAAGTAAAAACGTGGATACCACCTACTCACTTACTGCTTGTTTGCTTAACATCTTCAGCCTCTCGTAACTTTTTTAAATATCTCTGTTTTTCTTCTTCATATTGCTGTTCATAAGTCCGGAGGCGATGTACATCCAAAATTCCCATGCTCCGTTCAAATTGCCGAACGGCTTTCTTCCATTCTCTAAAGCTAACTTCTGTCTTTTCGTTGCTTGGCATCTTTCTATTCCTTCTTCAACCATTTCAAGTGCATCATAGCTGTGACGTTAGTGTAGGCGAGAAACCCTTATTTGATAAGGGAAACCGTCCTCGAAACCCTCAAGCCCATGTCGATGCAGGAAGAGACGAGCGTCCTCCTCTGTCTTGAAAGTTTTTAACTTCTCTCCTGCGTCATCAATCATGGCATCTATCTCCTCGAATCGGCAGAGATAATCGTGTTGTATAATTATAAAAGACATCTGTTCCCTCCTGTTTAGTTTACAAATCTAGTCGAGGATAACTTTCAAACTCTGCAAGTTCTTTGTAAACTTTACTGACGTAATGTTTATCTACTGTATCCATCTTACTCTCAACGTATTCGGAAACTTCCTCAACATTACTCGCTCCGTTTTCAACAGCATCATAAATATGTTCCTCCATTTCCATGATCCAGTTTTTTATCTTGCTCATCCTCCATCTCCTTGTACTTCTATTTCTGCTATTGGCACAATAGTTTTGTCTCCATCTTTATCAATTATTATTTTAATAAAGCCATCTTCTTCTAGTGATTTCATTAACTGTGATATAACATGTTCAATTAAATTTTGGTTAGCGAAAAATGTCCCTATATAAAATGAACTTACAAGACATCCAACAGCAATAAGTGTATGAAGAGTAGTGTCCATTACTTTTTCCTTAAGTTAGAAGGGGGTGAGCGAACCCACCCCCATTTAGTTTATGCTGCAAGTTGTCCCCATGTATCAGAAGCTAACATCTTTCGTACTTTATCTTCTCGATTAACCTTAGTACTAGGTTTATCTACATGAGTAGACCAGAATGTAGCTGCTTGATAGGCAGTCCACAATGTACCAACATCTCTCTTACTATATCCCTCGTAAGCACCACGCCCAATGAGGTGTCGATTCTCCTCATCAAAGGTTTTCATTAGACTAGACAACATAACTTTATTAGCAACCTTCTCACGTTTAACATTATCCATTCGAGATGCAAGTGTCTTAGTAAATAGATTGATAGCTTGCTCTCTGTGAACAGGAGTATTATACCACGTTCGCATCTCAGCCATACCATCAGAGGCGATGTACTCCGCTGCTCCCTTAATTTTTGCAGCAAAGGCTGGAACATTAAAGTTCTTTGTGTGTCTGCCATATATGTAGGCTAGCTTATCACCGCTCACCAGAGTATTATAACACATAGATCTCCAAAGACCCATCATTCCGTTGTTTGCCCATGTCCTATTCTGACTGGTGCGAAAACAGAACTCAGGCTCTACATCATCTCCTCGCTCATTTAAATATTGCTTATGAGCAGGGAACCTAGCTCGCAGTTCAAGCTGTGCTCCATCATTATATACATTAGTATCGAAGCGAGCATCAGTCATGTCTATACCAGAGATAACCAAGGCTTCCTCGATCTGTTCAACGATGTCTGGATACTGCACAACTTCGTAAGCATCGGAGACAATACCCAATATCTCTCCATTGTCTTCTCGTTGTATTCCCACACCTATGCTATCGGAAACCTGACAGAAATCCTGCGTCGGCATGAACGGCGG